CGTGGCCGCCGTCCCGAGCGCGGTCCATGCGGGGACGCTGCTCGCGAAAGTGACGCCCCACAGGCCGTTCCCTGGCTGGCCGAGTCTCGTAGGCGTGCCAGACGCACCGCCATAGATAAAATCCCCGGCTGTCGTCATCGGGTTGGCTCCGCCGCCCGGCACGCTCGAAACCATATTCCAGACAGTGCGCGCCGAGTCGTAGATGAACACCGCCCCAATCACGCCGCTCATCGCGGCTCCGGTGGGAGTGTTGATCTGGTTAGCGGAGAGAGACCCGGAATCAGCGTGGTTGATCGTCATCGTCTGCCCGGTGGGGTTCCACAGGTAGACTACTTTCCCTGGCATCGGATTGGCGAAGCCGCCGATGGAAAAGGCGCCCGTAGGTCCGCTCACGTCCAGGAGGAGGGGGAAGTTTGGATTCGTTCCAACAGAGACGAGCGACGAGACGTTCTCGTTTGCCCCATTTGAGAGATTGGAAGTTCCTCTTGCCACGCCGGTCAGGTTGCATTGATGATTCCAGTAAACGGTGTCGGTCGCGTTATAGCAGACCAGCGTGCCGGTCCCGTTGTCCAAGATGTCAACGCTATTGCCGGTAATCGTATTTCCGAGTATCGTCGTACCCGAGGCCCCAGTGTAGGTGTAGATCCCGTCGCCAGTGCCCCCGTGAATCTGGTTGCCCACAAGCAGGGCATTTACGACCTCTGGCCCGACGATGATTCCGCCCGAAATCCCTCCAGTGAATATTGCCCCCACAATTGAAAGATTGGAGATGGTGGGAGTGCCGGAGTATGGGGTCGAATCAACCCCATAGTATGCTGCCTGGTAGTTGCCTCCGACAACAGAGACGTTGCTGATGGTGTTGCTTGCGGAAGGGTCAATATTTATGGCTACGGTCGGGCTTCCAGCCGCGTTAGAACCGGCTGTGTCGTTCACCAACTGAACGTTGTTGATGTTCACCCCAAAGTTGTCCAGGTAGAATGACCCGGAGTTCGCAGGACCTTTGCACGTGCTGTTCGAGATCGTGATGTTGCTCGCGCCTTCAACTCCGAAGCACCCTGCCGGCGCAGCTGCGAGGGTCGACTCTTCATGGTCATCGTCGATCAGGATGTCGTGCGAGGTCGAGTTGTTCCCGTTGGCAATAAAGCCGGCGTCGCAGAGGCCATCGGCATAGCTGTGGACGATCTGGCTGTGAAGCACCGTGGAGAGGATACCCCCTTCGCACGGGGACGTCGCGCTCATGTGGATCGTCACGTTGTCCCACACGTCGTTGGAGGCGTTGACTCCGATACCAGCGCTCGCCGCCCCCTGGTGGTGCCCGTTGATGATGCTGACGTGCTTCACGGCGCAATCGACGCAGTTGACCAGCAGAATGTCGTTGCCGAACGCATTCCCTGAGTTGTTCGATCCGTTTAGGTCCAGCGTGAAATCTCGCATCAAAACGTTTGTGGCTCCGTCTGTCGAGTGAACGACAGTCGCCTCCGATGTCGAGCTGTTAACGAAGTAGAAAGGTCCGCTCGCGGCGTTGGGCCAGCCGCCGGCCGCAAGCTGAATCACGCTCCCGGCCTGGGAGACTCCTTGCAAAGTCACATTCGAGGGGACTGGAATGTGGGAGTGGGCAACCGTGGTGCCATTAGGCACAACGACGGTGCCACCTCCCGCAGCACTTGCTGCGGTCAGAGCTTCGATGAGTCCGCCGGCTGAGGGGCCTACTGTCCACGCGCCAGTATGAGTGTTGACGCACGTAACGATGACAGTCCCGCTCGCTGCTGCGGAAACTGCCGTTCCTCCTATAATAATTACAGATTCGGCAGTTCCGCTTCCGCCTGAAATATAGAGGTAGTGGTTTAAGTCGCTACCGTTGACGCCGACTGGCACGGGCGCAAGAGCGATAACGTTGGAGCCTATGGAAAGCGATCCACCCGGAGCTTGGGGCGTGAAGGCGTAATCACTCGCTTGCACAGTCGGCAGCGATACCATGCGAAGAGTGGTGCTATTCCCGGTATTTGGCGCGATCTGAAGGAATTGGGTCTGGGTTCCGGTCGGTAATAAAGGAGCACACCCAGAAGTTGTGTCGTTGCCCAGCACGTCTATACATAACGGGGTTCCGGGGCCGCCAGATATCACACCGGCCATCTGAACCTTATTTGTGTTACCCCCTTGCGAATTTCCACTGAGCAGGTTCGCGAGCCCGACTGCCGATGTGGTCCCCCCGGTCCCGCCCTGTCCGAGAGTTACCGGGAATGCCACGGACCCCACCGAGGTCGAAAGGAACGGAGTCTGCATGGCCGTGTAGGTCACAACCGCATTGCCGGTGATGGAGATTTGGATGTATCTGTGATTTCCGTTCCCGTAAGCGATTGAAGGGTTGCTCGCCTGCGTAATCTGCGAGGCTGATCCAAAGCTAACCCACGGGCCGAGACAGCTTACATCGCTGTAGTTGAGCGCCACGGACCAAGTGCCCGATGCAGAGGTCACGCCAACGGAGTGGTAATAATTAGACCTCGAAATAGAGGAAGCGTTGGCGACCACACCTGGGCACCCGGAGACTTCCCCGGCCCACGACGCGCCGATCCCAGGGATGACGGTCTGCATTACGGGGACCTGAACGGACTGGGCTAGGAGTCCAGCGCTGGACGCCGCCAGCAAGGCGAGGAGAACAAGTTTTCGCATGGGCACTCTCCAACCCACGGCAAAGGGAAAGCGCCTGCAACGATTATAGTACTGAGTTTAACGGATAGGTAGGGGCCGCTCTCGCGAGCGCGTACCCGCGACCGCTGGACCACTCAACGGCACCGTATACTCCCCGTCGCGCCCGCAGTTTACTGAATTTTCCCTGTTATCAGTGAACCTCCCACCGTCGAGTTCACCGCAAACCCTTGAGCCACGGTAACCGCGCCTGCCGCTGGAGTGGTATTTGCGTTTCACTCATACTCTTCTTTTTCCTCTTCTCTGCTTTTGCAGACGCTTACAAAACCTTAGTGATGTACGCTCGCGTGATACAGAGTCAGTTGAAACTGATCGTTGGTACCGTAAAGAGAACAGCCGATGCCCCAGTAACTTGGCGAAGACACGTCTGCCGTGTCGCCCTCCGAAAATTGCAGCTGCCACCCCGATCCGGTGTTGTAATACCACCCCCGGTTTGTGCCGTCGTCAACCATCTTGACGCGGGTTACTGGCTGGCTCACAATCGGTGGTGCCTGTATGCCGCGACCCGCCCCGCCCATGGCATTGAACGCGGACATGAATACTGTCTCCGCGCCTCCGCCTGCAGGGTTACCCCACCCTTGTCCCAGGAAATTCGAAGCCGGAGAGTTTCCGTCTGCCACTCCCCACTGACATAGCGAGTACATGGAGGGAGACAACTGTTCAAGGGTGAACGCGATCTCGATGGTGTACGGCGTTGTCATCGAGAGTGGTGTCAGTATGCCCTGGAAGTTATAGCCGCTGCCGCCTGGACTCAACGCTGACAATCGCACCGCGCCCGCCACGCTCGTGATCGTTGGCGTATTCGACCCGCCGCCCACCATCGTTGACCACGTAAGCGCCGTGGGCTCGACCACCTGCATATCAAACGCCACCGGTTGCCATGTCGTCCCGTCGCACTCCCAGTGCTTGTTGCCGATGTCGGAGGCGTGAAAGAGCTGCCCCGTGTTAGAGCTGGCGCAGGCGGGACGACTCGCATACGTGCCGAATACCGGCGCCGGAGCCGTCCCGCCCCCGCTCGGCGCAGTTCCGTCAGGCGTGTAAACCCACGCGCCGCCGAAAAACGAGGAGTCGTAGCGCAGCTTCACGGGCCGATTGACAAGCAGATCGTTCGCCGCCGGATTGCTGGTTCCCCATCCCGCCACCGCGACCGCGCCGAGCGTGCAGAGATTGAACGTGGTCGCGCCACCAGTCGCCGCGTGAGCAGGGATCAGCGTCACCTCCATGCCGTTGGTCAGCGTCGTGATAGTGGTCGTTGGGCATCCGGCGTATGCCGTCCCGCTGGCACCCGTGTCCGCTACCGTGCTGAGGCCCGCCTGGCTCGCCGCGATGTTCGGAATGGTCGCTGTGTTGATCGCGTATTTGACGTTTCCGGTCGTGCCGCCGACGCTCGTAGTGACGATGGTGGAAGCGTCCGGTTGGACGTTCAGCGTGGTGAGTCCACTGCCGATCGTAGTTCCACTGTTTTGTAGGGCGAAGCCGGAACCACCGCCCTGGGTCGCCGTCCACACATTCGTTGCCGAGCAGTAGTACAGCGTTGGACCCCCAGATCCCGTATAGAAATAGAAGTCCTTGCCTAGCGTGCAGGTAGCCGGTAGGGAGGTCCCGTTCTGCGCCGCGACTAAGGATTGAAGAAAAGTATTGAGAGCTGGGTACCCCGTCAAGAAGATATTGAAATTCCACTGAGCCAAGCAAGGGGAGGCCAGTAAGGCAGCTAAAAGCCCAAGTCTGATTACCGTGCGTTTCATCGTCTATCCTTTATCTTCGGGAATCGGGACTTCTCCCGTGATCGCCTGGAGCACCGAAACGGACTCCTGGTACTGCGCGTGGGAGAAGGCGGCGGCTTGCGCATTCTTGAGTTCGTTATCCCCAGCGAAAACCCGCTCATGGATGCCCCAGAGGAGGGCGCTGAGGGCTATATCGTCCGGCAGGAGGGGAATTGCATCGCCTACCGTCGCCAACTGCGTGTCGGCCTTCCTGGTGCCCACGATGGTCAGCCCTCGGTGCTGGTCAGGCGTGTAGGTCCCCGTGAACTGAGCGTCGTTGATCGTTTCCCAGGTGGCCGATGTCAGTGCAGCCCACTGCGCTGCCGTAAGGAGGGGCCAGGAGATCCCGTTGTTAATCGAGATACTGAACGAGTCGTACTGCCCATGTGGTGGGTCGGGCTCGTTTGGACCAGGGATGTAGATTGAATTGTAATTCGGAGCTGGGGCCAAGCCGATGGTTTTTGGGGGCAGGTTGTCAGTATAGTAGCCGATCGGGATATCCAGGTCTCGACGCCAGTTGCGGCGAACATTGTTCAACTCGGCTACGGTGTACTTCGGGAGCCATCGGCCAGCGAGAAACACCTGCTCGACATTCATTATGTCATCCGGGACCGTGTAGGTGGGCGTCCCCGCAAATACCGACATGGTCCAGACTCGCTTAATACATCCGGTCTGCTTCAGGAGGTCGAGCAGGACTAGGTTCGCAAAGTCCAGCCAGGACTGGACGCTGACAATCCCCAGAACGAGACCGCCGTCTTCGGCCCAGTCCCAACATGCTCTATTATAAATATCGGTCAGGGCAGCCACTAGACGACCCCCTTAGCCCCAGATGGCTCAAGCTCTTTGGATATCCAGTAGCTCGGCCACTGGATCTGACCCCAAATAGCCATCCCCTTCATGGCCCGAATGAAGTCCTGGTACGCGGCACTGGCCGCGTTAAACGGCGCACCGGGCTCCTTAAGCATCAGGCGTCCCCGTGCGTACTCCACGAGAATTTCGGCCAGTTCGTCATTGAGTTGAACCACATCATCCGGCAACACTAGCGGCGTGATAGGAGCCACCCCCTGGACTTCGAGTAGACCACCTCCATTCGCATCCAAGGGGTGAATCCCGAACGTCGTCAATCCCAATGGGAACCATCGAGCTACCTGCCCCTGCCATTGATTCGTGTCGATGGCCCAATTGCGGTGTTTCTGCGCCAGCTTCGCAAGGCTGTATTTTTCCAACTCCCGCTCCTCGTAATAGACCTTTGTGGGGATCAGGATTCCTGGAGGGGTCGGGTAAAGAAGTTGGTTGGCTACGGTGTAGCCTGGGACTGGGACGGTAGTTTGGGTGAAGCCTGTGGTCAGGTTTACGCGGCGCAAAACCTCATTCAGGACGCTAGTGACCTGGGCGGGAGGGTACAGTCCCTGGTTGCCGTCCAATCCGTCGTATACGAGGCCCTGTAACGCGCTAAGGGTATAACTTGGCACGCGGCACCACCGCCCTAGTCGCTAACGATCTCACCGTGACGGTACGTTTGCCCGCCGCGATGCTTGCGCCGCTCCATGATCCCCACAGCCCTCCAGTCGCGCTCGCGCTGTCTGGACTCGGCCTCGGTCGGCTCAGCCCAAGGAAGGCCTGCTCGATCCCGGCTGCAAAGCCGCTCCCTGGCCTGCATCGCGGCCTGATCCGGCCCCTTCAGGTTCTTCCCCTCAAGCGGGGTCACTTTTGCGATGTGCCGTTCGAAGTTTGCTCGTCCCACGTTGGACCTCCTAATTGACGGTACCACTACTTTAGGTGTAGTCTAATGTCCCTCACCACTCACTAGCGCTGACGGCATGGGCACGAAGCCAGTTGTAATTGGGAGCGAAGGCAGTCATCCTTGTCCTGTAGTCGGACAAGGAAGTCATCCAGCGCCCCTGGTCGCTCTGCGTTGCCGTCTCAAGCAGGCCCTTGTATTCATCATCCCAGTACTTGGCCGCAGCCAAATCGTATAGAGGATCTTTCTGCCGTTCGTTTGCAATTACCCGAGAGCGGCAGCAATCCGCGATTGCTCCGGCGATAAAAATTTCCTCATTTATGAACGGAGGGAGTAAGTCGTTCGGCTGGACTAGTGGTGGCCAGCCGTCCTGGAAGATGACTCCTATCGCATAGGGTCCGGTCTGGATCGGCCAGAGGGTCCACTGCATCGTTCCCCCTGGGTCTGGCGGGGTGCTCACCAGCTCCAAGGGGTCCCCCGTGTCCTGGAGCTGTGGATCTCCGAGCATGATATAGTCCCAGGTCTTGTCTGTGCCGATTGGGTTCCCGGCAATCGCATCGAAGGCGTGCAGCATCCTGCGGGCGGTTGAGCTTGGGGTGGTTGACCCAGCCGGTGTTGGCTTCACGTAGAGCACGTAAATCTGGTACGAGATGCCGACTTGTGCCACCCCGCCATACGCCATGTCCACCCGAAGAGTCGTCGGGGATGTCACGGCCTGGACGGTCGGAACGTAATTTCCGGCCCCGAACTGCCGCCCAGCCAAACTGGAAGCCTGAAGGCTTATCGAGACTGCGTGTGGGTACTGACAATACGCGACGAACCTATTTCCCTTGACTTTCTGAACGCTAATAACCTCGGTGCTCGCCGGAGTCTCTTGATCGAGCAGGAGGTACATTCCTTGGTTGATCCCCAGCATGGAAGATGGCTGGATTTCGACGTAGCCTGGGGAGTCCGTGATCTGCGTCGCCAGGGCCGTATTCACCGCGTCATTGACTGGCCAGTTTGTTCCGACACCCGCAACCTGATTTGACCCAGAACTCAAACTGACCGTCCCCGTGGTGTACTGCTGTGGGATGACGATCATACCCATCCGAATCAGATCGGACCATGTGCGGGAGTCGATCACGTTTCGTATTCTGCGGTTCAGAAAATTCTGCGCCATCGCTTGAGGACGCGGGACCACATCTCGAATCCTTCCAATGGCGTCCCAGTTACTCATCCCGGCCATACTACTTCTTCCTTGGTGGCCAGCTCCACTTACCGGGCTCTGGATCTTGCGAGTGCTTTACGGAGGTTTTCCAGAACATTCCCAGCGGTTGTGGGGTTGCTTGGTTGTAGGTGAAGAATCCGTTATTCGACCAGTCCGGGAAGCACGTCAAGTTCACCATCGAATCGTCATCCACCACAGCCACAATTATAGCCGCGATGACTTCCCCTGCGTGCTGTTTCTGGTCCGGCTTCAGGTCCGACTCGTGAATCGAGTAGTGAACGATCCGTCCAATCGCTAAACCTTCCATCGAATACTTACTCCTAGTAACACGGTATCACGGATTTACGGGAACTTGAAAGCTTACCTTTTCCCGGCCACTATCTCACCGCCAGAGGGAATCGGGGATGTCACCACGGCGTCCCGGTCGTAGTCCGCGTTCGACACCTTATGCACCCTTAGGTGGTAGGACTCGATCAGTGGGGAAATGTGGGCTTTGATCCCCAGCCTGCGGAGGCGCGTGAAGAAGCTGAAGTCCTCGCTCAGCGGGTGGATGATATCGAACGGGGCCTCGCGGAGTTCGCTCCGTATTCGGTCGAATACCCTTCGCCTCACCAACAGGCACCCAGCCCCTACGCAAGGGATTTCTTGCAGCATGGCGTTCCAGTCCAACTCCGCGATGTTGACGAAGCCTTGAGTCTCCTCGTTCCAATAAAAGGCCACCGGAAGGTACGGGTGAACCCTATACCGATACAGGCCCGACAGCACGTCCAGATCGAACTGCTTCATCAGTATCACCATGCGAGCCACAAGATCCGGATCGAACGCGTGATCGTTGTCGAGCATGAGCACCCACTCACCGAGGAATCCAGCCGCTAACTGATTCCTGGCCGAAGGGTGGAACGACGTGCTCGGCTTCATCAGGTGAACGTACTCGTTCGACTGACAAAGGAATTCGGAGTTGAATTGCACGGTCTGGACCAGTGACCACATGAAGTCCTCCATCACGGCCATCGTGCCGCTCATGACCCCCAAGGTCCCGATTGGTCTTCTACCGAGCAGCATCTTGATCCTCCGCGACAAAACCATGACCGAGAACGCCGTCGAACGTGTATTCGATGGGTTGATAGTGCGTCAGCTTCAGTCCCGCCTCCTTCACCCACCAATCGATCGTCTCCCGGCTTACTGGGTGGTGCTTGAAGCTGATCCCCTCCGCATAGTGCGTGTGCCCGTTCTCGGCCCGCCCCTGCAACTCCCGGTGATCGTCGGGAACCGTGACGATGATCCTCCCTCCCGGCTTCAGGCACTCCGCGAACTTTCTAAGCTGAGCGGGAACGTCTGCGGTCTCAAAGTGCTCCAGCATTTCCGTGGAATTTACGATGTCGAAGGAATGCGGCGCAAACGGCAACGGTAGGTCTCGGGCGTCGCTGACCACGTCAACGTCGTTCTTCCTGTTGAGCGCCAAGTCAACGGCCTGGATATCCATGTTGATCGCGCCGAGTTTCCTGAGTTCCCCGGCGTCATCACAGCAGCCGACATTCAGGATCTCCAGCGGCCCATCGCAGCCGACCTTACGCTCCCGCTCCAATTCCCTGATGTGCTTCAGGGAGAAGATATACTGACACCACGTATTCCGGTGTCCCTCGACACCGTACATCCAGGTCTCCAGGGTGTCGATGTACCGCTCCCAAGAGAACTGAAATCGAGCCCACGCCATCATGTCTTGGCGAATTTCGTCCTGAAGTCCAACGCTGGACGCCAACCTAAAGATTTCCCCAACGAATCGCGCCTGAGTTAGCGAGTCGTCGGGATCTCCGAAGACCCAGGACCCGTGCTTGCAGTAGTCTCCAGCGGCCCAGGTCGGAGAGATTATCGGAATTGCCCCGCAGGCCATTTCGCTGATGCCGGAAATAAATCCGGTCTCAGTGAAGAGGGTCGGATGTACGCTCATCCCGCAAGAGAAGGTCTCCCGAGTTAGCTGCCTCTGGCCGATCCTTCCCAGCCACTTCACCCCCGGCTGATTCATTTCCTTCAGGATCGCTTCGTGGAGCCTTCTCCACTGGCTGGTCGGTGGGTTGGACGCGATAATCTTATCGATATTGTCGAACCCATACGCCACCACCAACTCAAGGTCATGAACCCACTGGCGGGCTCGCCGGAAAATCTTCAACAGGTTCAGGAGCCCACGATCAGGAGACGATGCGAAGATGATCTTGCGCGGGTTTCTCTCCGGGGGATTCGTGGACTCGATCTCCCGAATCATATCCGTCCTGATTCCATTGAACCCCTGGCAGACCTTACGGGCGTACTTGGGGTACTTTTCGGCCGTGAATCGGTAGTGGGTGGGGCAAAGGGCAATGAAGCGGTCCAGCTTCTCCCATCGTTCGTCCGTAAGGTGCTCATAGTACACATCTTGCGATACGAGTGCGGTGTGCTGTCCGGGATGATCGAGCGGGAAGTTGTCCAGGACCTCAGGACACCGGGAGAGGAACCACCATCCCTGTCTGGTGTAATCGACCTCAGAAAGGGGCAACCATCGCGTTCCCAGCCACTCAGAGGGGCTCCCTTCAGGGATCGGGCCGTAGACCACCACGTCGTGGCCGCGAGCCCTCAAGCGCCTGCAAACCTCAACCACTGCCGTTTCCGAGCCGCCTATTCCGGGGTTGTCTGGATTCTCCCAATTCCACGGCTCGAACGTCACGGGAGATATAATCGTAACCTGCATTTACAGATACTCCTCGGGGGTGGGCTGGACGGTCACTATTTTGACCGGCTGGACATTTCGGTGGAAGGTCATCTGCTGGAGCCATAGGTTCCCCGACCAAAGGAGCTGGAGGCGCTCCTTCCATGTGAACCGCCAGCGGGTAGTCACAACTCCGCCTAGGCCAGCGCTGATGATCGAAGGAAGGGCAATATACTCCGGCTGATTCTCGGCGAGTAGAACCTCCTGCGAGGCTAGCCGGTCTACGACATTCGGGATTACGGGCGAACACGGCATCGGCACGGCAGAGTCCTTTCACGTCCAAAGGTTGGACTACCACTGATGGTATTGACTCGTCCCCGCTAAGTCAAGAGGCGTTCCCTATGGCACCGTGAGCGTTATGGTTGAATCCCCTCGCTCGAAGTATGTCACAAATAATAACGCCGCGCCCACCGGATCGATGACCCGACAAGCGCGGCGCTTTCCCTCTGCCGTGAGAGCCTGTGTTAAATGTATGCGAGCGTGACGGTGACGCCACCCACCGGAGGATAGTTTCCGGGGATCGCGAAGCGCCAGCCGAGAGCGTCGCCAGCCGCCAACTGGGTTACCGTGGTCGAGTTGATGAGGATGCCGGTTCGGTTGACATCCACCGCAGCCGTCTGGTCGATGGTCGATACCAGGACGTTTATGCCGGAGCCGAGAGGCGTGGAGCCGATTGCGTGGACCAGCATTCCGGTGGTCGAGCCCAGGACGCTATGCCGCTCAATCACCCCGACAACCTGACACGGTGCGTCGGCGGTGAAGATGTGCTGCGTAATCGACGACTGGTACGAAGAACCAGTCGGGGCGCTCCCGGTCAGGGCTCCCTGGAACGTGATCGAGTACGCTTCGGTGCTCGGAGTCTGCACTGCCGTGCTGATATTGATGTTTCCGCCCGTGTTTTGCAGGGCACCGCTCTGAAATACGTTAGTAATCATAAATCCTCCTACGAAAGGTTGACCGTCCCCGAACGGTTTGAAACCTGCCACTCCACACCATCCGAAACCAGCGTGACCGCCGATTCGTCAGCCGCGAAGGTTGCCGTGGTGTGGTTATTCCCCATCTTGTCGGAACCGGCGCACACCACCGTACCGTTTCCAGCCCCCATGCGGATTACGGTGATTTCCTTGTTGGGGAATGCCACGGCGGAACAGAGCGTAATCTGAAAACCGGTGCCACCAGTGCAGATAATCCGGTCGTCGTTATTGCCATTGACCGTGTAAGCGGCAGACTTGGAGGTGACCGACTTCACTCCTTCCGCCACCTCCTGCCACTGCCCACCAGGGTAGGTTGTGTTCGGGGCGGTGATACATTTAAACATCGCCCCAAGACCGCCGACAGCAGCAGAGGTTATCCAGAGCATGTCTCCCGGCTGGAGGTTCATGCCGGCGACGTCTGTCGCGAGAGTGGGGATCGAGTCCCCGAAGTACAACTTCTGTTCGCTCGGAAGGTACCAAGGCGTTGCGATAAAATTCGGCATCAGTCCTCCTTAGAGCACGCTCGAATTGAGAACGATCTGGTTGGCGATGTACTGAGCCGGTGTGGTCATCAGGAACAGCGCGATGTCGATGTTCAGGACGCCAGCCGTGCAGTGAGCCAGCGTGTCTCCCGTTGGGGTAAAGGTCACCGTGGGCGTATAGGACGAGAGCTGTCCGTTCGGCTGGGCGAAGGTCTCTTGCAGAGTTCCATCTGTCACAGCCTGGAAGACGTTGTACGCCTGGGTGAAAAAGTTGTTCGCCGACCCGCTCTTGCCTAAGCTCACCGTCATGGCCGACAGGGAGCCGCCCGTGAAAGGAGTGGACGCTTTCACTCTCGTATAGAGAATGAAGCTGCCCTGCGGGATGGTCATTGCCACGCTCTGGTTGTACGGAGGCCCGTAGAGCTGGTTATACAGATTGAACGTGTTGGCCACGCCAGAGCCTGTCGAGGTACCCTGGAGGTCCGCGTAGGTGAACTGGATACTCCAGAACTGGATCGTGCCGCCGAGATTGCCTGCTAGTCCTTGTTGTGTCATTTACATGATCCTCGCTTCTGTCTCCTCTTGCTTGTCGGCCACAAAACTATTCGCTAAAACAGCGAGGACTTCAGCTTGAAGCCGGTTCGGGGGCTTGGCACCATCAGGTTAGAGCCCACCAAAAATTGGCCGCTGACGTCAATCGAGTTGTTCACGCCCTTGAACCCGCTCCAACCGAACTGGAACAGATCCACCTGCGAGAAGTACCACTCGATGTAGGCCGTGTTCAGCCCGTACATTTGGCCGATCGGCGAAGAGCCGGACGGCAGATACCGCGAAATCACCACGTCGGCTGCGTTGAACTTGAAGTTTTGGAATCCAACGTTGGCCAGATCGTTGTCGGTATTCGCATACCGCATCGCCGGCTGCGTACCCTGCCAGATCAAGTTCCAGCCATTCTGGGTCGCCACAATCAGGTCCGGGTGGTCCGATCCCCAGCACGCGTTCCCGTAGGCCGTGTTGAGCTGTGCCAGGGTAAACGTGGTCAGGGTGGCCTGATAGGCATTCAGTCCGCCGACCGTCCCGTTCGGAATCCCATTGATATCCGAGCGGTTCTGTCCGCCGACCTGGGGATAATTGGTCCCGTCGTCGTACCATTCGTCAAACCCGTTCAGGTACTTCTGCCGTCCTGTCGAGGCTTGCCCGTTCTGGTACATATTGACCGCGAGCAACTTGGCCATCTTCAGCGACGCGTTGAGAAACTTCATCTCAACTTGGTTGAAAATCGCCTCGGGACCGTCATCGTTCATGGCGTCCCAGCCGTACAGCGTTATGTTCACCCACGCCACTTTCATGTCGCAGGTGATCGCCGCATCCGTGGTCACAAAGGCAATGCTCATCGTCTCGCCCTTACCCATAAAGTCGCCGTTGAGCTCTCCGACGATCACTGGCCGACGCACGCGGCTGTTACCAGTGAAGCGCTCGGCGTTTTGCTGGGACAGCCTCGTGAATGCCGGGTCGGCTCCGTAGATGATGTCCGTTGTCTTATCGACGATGTGGTCGTAAACGTATGCGTCTAGCTCGGTTAGCTGAAGTGCCACGCTCGTTACCTCCTAAACAGAATAGTCACTGAACGGGGGCGGCTACGCCGCACTCCCGCTCATTTCCTTATCGCGAATCTTCTGGGCGTACTGCGCCGCGATAATCCCCTTGCCCAGTGGAGCGTCGATCTTGTCGCCCTCCTTGGGCTTCAACCGCTCCAACTGGCGACGCTGCAATGGCCCCAACTTCCGGCCCCCGCCGCCGCCGTCCACGATTTGCCCGCTGTGGCCCGCCGCTGCCGCTGCCTGCTTGCGCCCCTCCAGGACCCCATCTTCCCTGGCTTTCGCCAAGGCGGCTTCGCTTGCCACTTTTTCCTTAGCGGCGAACTTGTCCTTGTATAGGTCGTTGTAGGCGTCGTCCGGGTCGATGTCCGCGATCGACACTTTCTTGGAGTCGGCCAGCTTCTTCATGTGGCCGAACACTAAGTTCGGGTCCAGGACCTCGCCGAAGGTCGTCTGGTGCATCTGGGACTTCGGCAACATCTTGGCGAACACCTGCTGGAATCGGTTGGCCATCCCGGTCTCCCGAGAGTAGATTTCCGGCCTCATTTCCTTGTCCCGAAAATCGGTCAGTTTCGAGGTCAGGGTGTTCACGTCCACTACGCCCTTGGCGGTCAAGGATTCGTCAATCAGCTTCTTAACGTCTTCGGCGGTCATGTCAAGTTCTCCACGCGCCCGCAACTTCTCGATTTCCGATGTGGCATCTGCCAGCGAGGTCTGGACGCGGTCAAAGTCCTGTTTCCACAAAGGCCAATCTTTTTCCTTGAAGGTCCGCCACTTCTCCGTCTCTTCGATCAACGGAGCCACAGAATCATACGAAAGAGCCCTGAGCCGGGGCATCAACGGTTCGACTTGCTCCCCAAGCTCGGCATATCGTTTCACGGCAGGATACTTCTCGGAGATGGCCTTGAGATTCACGCGCTCGCCTTCGTCGGCGAGTGAGGCTAATAGATTCTCAAATGACATCTTTCTTCTCTCTTACATCGGCGGACCCTGAGGTCCGGCTGATGGGTTCGGCGGCGCTTGCGGAGGTACTACCGGGCTGCCCTTGGCCATCCCGCTCCGCTGCGCCTTCTTTTGGATCTCCTCAGCGAGCTTCATCCCCGCTTCGGCGATCGGCTTAAATAAAGGAACCAGGGATGGATCAAAGGATTCGAGCATCGTCTTCGTTTCCCCGACCCACTGGTCCAGCTTCTTAATCTGCTCCATCACCTGCTGGACAACCTGCATTCCATCTTGCGGCTGGCCGATGCCTTTCGCCTGGAATACCGATTGCTGCTGCTCGGGACTCGACTCCTGTTGCTGTGTAATGTCCGGTGGCAGTGGAGGCGTGGAGGCAGTTGCCATTTATGCCTTCTTGGTTCTCGATGCTCCCTGGAACGGGAAATGACGGTGCGTCGCACTCAACTCGGCCTCCGGGAAAGCCAGGCTGACCTTTCGGGAGAGGTTGACGTGGGTAGCTCCATCGTGCTGGTGCTGGCCGTGCTGCGGCTTGGCTCCGAAGGCGGCTACTGGGTTCTCTTTGCGGCTGAGGGGGACCATTGAGGCCGTAATGTGGGCGTCCGGTTTTGCGCCGCCCCGATCCGGCATGTCCTTCGGGCCGTTACTTAACTTCTCCTTGCTCGAAGTCGAGTGAAAGTTCGGTGGGTATTTCATACTATCGCCGGTACACGCGAGTATTCTTGCGTGATGCCTTTTTCCTCCCTTTCTTTCTGGCCATATTGTTTTGACTGGCTCATGTGAGTGTTGGGTGGTCTATTTCCTTAATTTAGGCACGCTACCGGGCCACCCACACGGGAAGCGTGTTCAGTTACCGGGCAGCCTTGCGGGCAGCCTTGCGGGCAGCCTTGCGGGCAGCCTTGCGGGCAGCCTTGTGACGAGCCATAACGTCTGCCTCCCTTCCAAAAGTGCCCTAACTCAACCGGGCTGAAACATAGTCGCACAAGTTCATGGAGGGCGATGCAAACAAAGGCGTCTTGCAAGATGTCTGCATGTTTGACATAATCAGGCCAGTGGCCACAGCCAAAGACTTGAAACTATGGAAAGAAGAACTCGCCGACATACCATTCGTTGACCCATCCCTGGAGTACATCGGCACGACTAAGCTGCGCTTGCTGAACAAGAAAGCTCTCGGCCAGCTACGCCGCCCAATAGTCGTACAGGACCAGAAAACCAACAAGCCGCTGGCGGTCATCATTCGGTATGAGCATTACCTCCAAGTACAGAGGGTGTTGCTGGGGTACGAGAGTAGTCCAACGCTGGACTAACTCAGAGACTCCATAAAGAACATCTCGCCCTCAGTCCCGACATCCCACATGGTTTTGAAATAGTGCCGCGCGTGTGACTCACAGCAGCACGGATACCCGGCAGCAAAGAACGAGATCGGCAGGAGCCTAAAGAGGCGAACCCGTCCGCTGGCTGCGGTTCTGGCGGGGCTGGCGTCCTGCCCCCTTCGGCGCTCCGCCGATGCCTTTTTCGTGTTCGGCCAGCATTTCTTTCTGTACCGCATCGACATTTTCCGGGAACTCCGTTTGACGATAAAGTCCGGCCATCGACAAAGCGCCAGCCTTGAACATCGTAAAGGCTTCCACTTTTTTCTGCATCTTCGACATCCCGTGGGTTGACCCTGGGGCAATCTTCATGCTGAAGGTCCGCCAATGCGATTCCTTGGGCGCTGAGGAAGGCACCATCGTCCCCGCGTTGTAGTCGAAGTCCTCCGGGGTCTCACCGTCCACCCCTAGTATCTGCATACGCCCACTTAGCGTGGCGTATTGGAAGATGTTCGAGACCATCTGCTCCCCGGCCTGCTCCAGCGCCACCTCAACATATCGGCTCTCAAGCTGGAACGGGCCGCTCATCGTCTCCCGCATCTGCTCGATAGCCTCGCCGCCAGGGACTTGCTTTTTCTTGGCCAGTCCCGAGATGTCCAGGGAGCCCGACCGCTTCTTGATAGTTTCTACGTTGTACCGCAGAAATTCCCCGACATACGAGGGGAGGATGGGCGGGTCCATGTAGGCCATGTCTCCCTTTTGGTAGATTGGGTTGGCCTGTATTTTCTGGGCTGGCTTGGCGGGCTGGAAAGAATCCCAAGCGGCATCCGGGATTGCGCCTCGCTTCCCAATCACG